TCCTGCGGCCATACAGGTGTTTGAAGCCAACTCCACAGAGCAAGTGGCAGAATGGCGCCATAACCGCACAGACATCCCCACGCAGATCCGCATCATGACCACGATCATACAGCACATACATGATGCCACTCGCGACGACAAGGGCACCTACTACACCGTGGAGAACAACAGCATCGGCGAGGCTGCCTTGATCTCGATCGCGGAGTTTGGCGAAGAAAACATCCGTGGCTATTTCCTCAGTGAAGCAGGCCGCGCTCGCAAGGGTTTCAACACCAGCAACAAGCCCAAACTGGCGGCCTGCGCCAAGCTCAAACACATGATCGAAAGCGGGCGCATGCAGATCCACAGCCGCAGTCTCGTGAGTGAACTCAAGACCTTCGTGGCACATGGCATGAGCTATGCTGCCAAGCCCGGAGAAACTGACGATCTTGTGATGGCCACGCTGCTGATAGTGCGCATGCTGCAGACCCTGCAGGACTATCATCCCGAACTGGACAGCCGCATGCGCGACCATGCCACCATGATCGAGCCCTTGCCTTTTGTGATGACCATGATGTAGTGCTGGATATGCATAAATAACTAATATGGAAAACAACGCCGCTCTTGGTCTCTACAATCTCTTGGTCACCCGTGATTTTGATCCAGAAATACTGGACAGCGCTGGTCGCGCCGTGTCTGATCCTGCCGAAGCTGAACTGTTCAGTTTTGACTATCGTACCGATCGCAAGAACTACGGCACCGTGGTGGTGCTGATGGGTGCAGATCAGGAACTGGAAGTGTATTACGGCGACAATCTGGGCCGTGGCATGGAGAGAGAGGATCGTGCAGAGTGGTACCAGTTCCTGCAGCAGTTGAAATCCTTTGCCACGCGCAATCTCCTCTCATTTGAACTCAACAATCTCAACCGGTTGAAATACACCATGCAGGGCATGGCAGCCATCCGAGAAGGCCTGTTCGAAGGCTACTATGGCACCAGGAAGATGAGCTACAGTGATCAGCCCAAGCGGACCAAACTGGTGATACGCCATGATCGCACCCTGGGCGAAGGTGACAAACGCTACCGCCACATAGAAAGCCTGTTTGTGGAAACTGCTGATGGTGAGCGTTTCAGAGTGCCCAGCCGCAGCCTTGCCCACGGCAAGATGCTGGCACGCCATGTGGCCGAAGGCGGCACACCATATGATAGTTTTGGCCAGCACATCACTGACATCGTGACAGAGATGGCCACCATGAGCCGTTTCGTGCGGGCTGCCCGTTCCAGACCTTTTGAAGGCGAAGCCGGCGCCATGGTAGAATCTGCTGTGCGTCACTATCAAGATCTCAAGGCCAAGGCCAAGCGCATGATCAGCCAGCGTGGTTATCGAGAAGAACGTGAACAGTTCGACCCCGCGGCATTCACCGACAGCGAAGTCACAGTGGAAGCCATACGCGACATGTTCATAGACAACAGCGTGGATCAGAGAATAGAAGAAGCCCTGCCTATCCTGGCTCGCATCGCTGTGCCCATGGTGATCCGTGCGCTGTCATCTGATGATGATGATGACATGGATGAAAGCGCGCAATTTGAATCCTGGGCCAATAATCTCGTAGAAGGAACCGGGCGTGTGCCCGAAGGTCCTGAGGCCATCGCACGCTTCACGCAACTCATGGCCAAGCCCTTGCCTGTGGGTGCTGATGCCACCAACGCCACAGAACAACTGTATGATCTACTGGGCGATGATCAACTGTTTGACCAACTGAGCAAACTGGCGCTTCAGGATGCCAATGCCGACGCCCGTCCTGCGATCCAGCAACGCCTTGAGCAACTGGGGCTGGCCAACATCCTGGATTCCGATGTGGATCCTGATGGCGATGTTGGGCCCGGCATGCAGGAAGATCTTGATGTGGACGGTGTGATGATGACCCGCTCATCCAACATGAGTTCTTGAATTTCGATCCGTGAGCAACATAAGACATGATCCACTCCGGGCAATCAGGCAAAAATAATTTGATTTTTATTTGACTTTGCTAAATAAAAGTGTGTATACTGTATTCAAGTGTACACAATAGGCAAGCAGTACACTTAGGCAAGTTGTAACAATCATAATAGGCAACGAAAGGACAATCATATTATGGCTTCATTACAAGAAATCCGCGCTCGACTGCAAGCCGCAGAGTCGAACAAAGGCGGTCAATCCTCGGGCGGCGACAACGCGATTTACCCTCACTGGAACATGGACGAAGGACACGCAGTGACCCTGCGATTCTTGCCAGATGGCGACACAAAAAACACCTTCTTCTGGGCAGAACGTGCCATGATCAAGCTGCCCTTCGCTGGCGTCAAGGGCGAAATGGACTCCAAGCAGACACAGGTACAGGTGCCCTGCGTGGAGATGTGGGGAGAGGCCTGCCCGATCCTGGCCGAAGTGCGCACCTGGTTCAAGGACAAGAGCCTGGAAGACATGGGCCGCCGCTACTGGAAGAAGCGCTCATACATCATGCAGGGCTTTGTGCGTGAAAATCCACTCACGGAAGATCGCACACCAGAAAATCCCATACGGCGTTTCATCATTGGTCCTCAGATCTACACCCTGATCAAATCAGCCTTGATGGATCCTGAACTGGAAGAACTGCCCACTGACCTCATGCGTGGTCTGGATTTCCGCATCGCCAAGACTTCCAAAGGTGGTTATGCAGACTACTCAACCTCCAAGTGGGCACGCAAGGAAACAGCACTCACCGAACAGGAACAGGCAGCCTTGGCCACACATGGCCTGTTTACCCTGAGTGAGTTCTTGCCCAAACGACCCACGGAAGTGGAACTCAAAGTCATGAAAGAGATGTTTGAGGCGTCTGTGGACGGTCAAGCCTACGATGCTGAACGTTGGGGACAGTATTTCCGACCAGCCGGCGTGTCGGCCCCTGCAGCAACAGCTCAATCAGCCACTGTGGCCACAGCAGTGAGTGCTGTGCCTGTGGTGTCAGCAGCGCCAGTGACCGGCAGTTTTGATGAGGATGATGTGCCAGTGGCCGCAGCACCAGTGGTGAAGCCTGCTGCCACAGGTGGGCAGAATGCACAGGACATCCTGGCCATGATCAGGGCTCGGCAAAAAGCCAATTGAAGTATCCTGGCATGATCGAGGGTGTCCATGTAGTCGCATTCTGTGCTATAGATTATGAACATATGGTATCCGATCATTTGCAATCGGTAGAACGTTGGGTCGGTGATAATATCCTGTCAAAAACAGTAATCAGCAATGCAAAAATACAAACTGATAGCAATCTGATTTTAGACAAAGATTTTTGGAACATCATCGACCCAAATTTCCGCTACGCAAACATGTACAAGCACAACTGGGTCAAACAACAAATTTTGAAATTGAACTTGCATCACATCTTTGACGGAAATATACTCCTTAGTGATGTGGAAATAATCTACAAGAATCCAATTACATGGTGTCATCATGACAAATGTGTCCAGTTCTTCAGAGAAAAATTACCGTTTGAAACATCCGCTGAGTATGTAGAAAGCGTTATAGGATGCGCTAACAAAATTAGTTTTCTGACAAACAGCATGATCTTTTTTACAGATGTTTTACAAGATCTACAGAATCACATCGAAACTAGGTTTCAATCTAATCAATTAGAAACCTACAGCAAGATTATTTTTGATGATCCGTGTTCAATTGCGCCAAAAACTAAAATATTTCCTAACGAACAAGACCTCTACAATACTTTTTTGGCTGAATATCATCCAGGCAGAATTTGGAAAAAACAAAAATACAATGATGATATTTTTCACACTAGATCTCACGAAAATCGGTCATGGCATGATAACAGCATGACACAATGGATCAATTGGTATGAACAGATTAAAGATCCTTCTTGGCCTGATTGCTATCGGCAAGAAGATTTTTCTAAACTTCCTCAGGACGTACAAAAAGAATGTATAGAAACATTTGGATATCGCCTAAGAGGCACTGATGGCAATTGACACATTGTACTTTTCCACTGTCGATCACGATTGGAACGGGCATCCTGGACCAGTACAACAACACGATTATGCAGAATTGATTTTTGATTTTATTCAAGAAAGAAGGAACCACCGTGGCCAAACCCTTTGACGTTTCACGATTTCGTAAAGAAATCACAAAATCAATCGATGGACTCTCCATCGGCTTCAACGATCCCACAGACTGGATCTCTACCGGTAACTATGCTCTGAACTACCTGATCTCGGGTGACTTCAATCGAGGCATTCCCCTGGGCAAGGTCACGGTGTTCGCAGGAGAATCAGGAGCCGGCAAGAGCTACATCTGCTCAGGCAACATCGTGCGCCATGCTCAAGAGCAGGGCATCTTTGTTGTGCTGGTGGACACAGAGAATGCTCTAGATGAAACCTGGCTGCATGCCCTGGGTGTGGACACCAGTGAAAGCAAACTGCTGAAACTTTCGATGGCCATGGTAGATGATGTGGCCAAGACCATTTCCACCTTCATGGCGGACTACAAGGCCTTGCCCGATGGTGAGCGCCCCAAGGTGTTGTTCGTGATTGACTCAGTGGGCATGCTGCTCACGCCAACGGATGTAAACCAGTTTGAAGCCGGCGACATGAAAGGTGATCTGGGTCGCAAGGCAAAATCACTCACAGCCCTGGTGCGCAACTGCGTGAACATGTTTGGTGCCTATGGTGTGGGCATGGTGTGCACCAATCACACCTATGCCAGCCAGGACATGTTTGATCCAGATGACAAGATCTCGGGCGGTCAAGGCTTTATCTATGCATCCAGCATCGTGGTGGCCATGAAGAAAATGAAGTTGAAAGAAGATGAGGACGGCAACAAGATCACTGATGTCATGGGCATCCGCGCTGGTTGCAAGGTCATGAAAACTCGCTATGCCAAGCCGTTTGAAGGCGTACAGGTCAAGATTCCCTACTCCACAGGTATGAGTCCCTACAGCGGCCTCACTGATCTGGCAGAAAAGAAGGGTCTCCTGAAAAAAGACGGCAATCGCCTGGCGTTCACCACTGCGGACGGTGAGATCATCAAGCAGTTCCGTCGGGCCTGGGAATCAAACGAAGGTGGCTGTCTGGATCGTGTGATGACAGATTTCCAAGATACTCGCACTGAGCTAAGTATCGCTGATGTACAACCCGAGGAGCAATAAAAATGTCTGTTGATGTGGCCTATGACTTATGGACCGAATTGCGCCGTTTCATGAACGCACCGGATCGTGCAGAAGCAGCCGACAGCCTGGTAGCAGTGCTAATAGACAACGACTATGATGCTGAACAGATCCGATCAGCGTTCAAGGACGACCGAGATGTGCGGCAGGCCCTGCAGAGCTACCTTGATGACACCGAAGAAGACACCGACGATGAAACAGAGGAAGACTACGAAGACGATCGTTAGCGATGTGGTATAGCCGTGTCACTGCCAGCCTTGCTGCCATACCTGATTTCATCGCGCACTATGAGCGAGAACTGGAGGATGCCAAGAAGGAATGTCGCATCGGTGGTGTAGTGGAGCGCAACATCAAGGATCTGCCTGGCATCACTGAGCATCGTTTCAATCAACTGCAGGAGATAGAAGCCATCCTGAACTATCTCAACATACAGTTAAGAAAGATCCGCCGCAGGCATTTCCAGAAATATCTAGAAGGCTATGCCCGCGCACTCACTAGCCGAGACGCAGAAAAATACGTGGACGGCGAAGACGAGGTCATCGACTTTGAAACCATCATCAACGAAGTGGCCTTGTTGCGCAATCGCTGGCTGGGCATCATGAAAGGCCTTGAATCAAAGAATTTTATGTTGGGGCACATTACAAGATTGAGAGTGTCTGGCATGGAGGATGCCAGTGTTTAGACTGTCATTGATGCTGATGGCATACACAGTATCCTGTGCGTGTATGGAACACCCTCAGTCGTGAATTCATTTGGCTCTCCTGTAGCCAGTCATGCGCACAGTCTCGAAACTCTGGAAACGCTGTACCAGTTTGACGATTTCATGCACAGCATCCAAAATGTTGCAGACATGGGCTGTGGCGCTGGCCTGGACATGGCCTGGTGGGCCACTCGCACCACACGTGACGCTGATGCCAGACCTTTGAACATCCGTTGCCTTGGCATAGATCTTGCACAGAGTTGTGCGGCCACTGGTCAGCACAGATACATCAGTTATTTGCCACAGGACTTTGAACAACCCATCCAGATACACAAACGACGCTTTGATGTGATCTGGTGCCATGATGCATTCCAATATGTGCAGGATCCCTTCAGAACCCTTGAGCAGTGGCGTGACTGCGTGACTCCTGGTGGCATGCTGGTGATCCAGGTGCCCCAGACCACTGTGTTTGCACAGAATCGTGAGCACATAGAACAGGCCGATGGCTGCTACTGGCACTGGACTCTGGTGAACCTCATGCATGTGCTGGCAGTATCAGGCTGGAATTGTGCAGCAGGTTTCTTCCGCAGACTGGCCGGCGATGCCTGGATCACAGCCATTGTGTACCGTGGGGATCATGGTGTTCTGGATGCGCGCACCACGCGCTGGCACGATCTCTGTGACCGCGGCGTGTTGCCAGACAGCGCTGTGCGCAGCATACAACGCCATGGTTATGTACGGCAACAAGATCTGGTACTGCCCTGGATCGACAAAAGTCTCACCAGTCTCCACAGGCACTGATACATACGGTATCAGGAGACACAGAATGAAACGCACTGCCATAGTTACTGGTATGACCGGACAGGATGGTCCATATCTGGCCAAATACCTGCTGGAACAAGATTATCATGTGTATGGTCTTGTGAAACGCTACAGCAATCCCAACCTTGACAATCTGACCTGGCTGGGGATCGATCAAGACATAGAATTGGTCACAGGTGACATAACCGACGACAGCATCATCAATAATCTGGTGCGCAGCATCAGACCCACTGAATTCTACAATCTGGCAGCACAGAGTTTTGTGGGTGCCAGTTGGGAACTCAACAAACTGACCACAGAAGTCAATGCCATTGGCCCGCTGAACATTTTGAACGCTATCAAGATGCATGCCAGCACCACCCGATTCTATCAGGCATCCACCTCCGAAATGTACGGCAACAGCAACGGTGAACAGCAGGACGAATCTACACCGTTCCATCCGCGCAGTCCCTA